GGCGTGAAGGATGCGATCAATGCGTTTGTGGTGGGCTGCAAGGCGGACGGCATCTGGGCGGCCATCAAGGCATTGTGCATTCTGGCCGGTGCCCGCACGCTGGCCGGTGCTCTGGTACCGCTGGTGGGTCCGGCGCCGACGAACTTTAACTTTGTCTCTGGTGACTACAACCGCAAGACGGGGTTGGCGGGGAATGGAACTACGAAGTATTTGAATAGCAATAGGAATAACAATGCTGATCCGCAGAATAGCAGGCACTTAGCGGTGTTTGTTAACACCAAGGCCACTGCAGGGAACACTTTCTACATAGGTACAACATTTGGGACGGGAAATTCTTTTGTTGCAGTTAGGAATAATACAGACATTACACATCGACTGTCAGGCGCCGGAGCGGACATCATCGGGATACACGGCACAGGACTTGTCGGGATTAACAGAAACAGCTCTACGCTTGTTACTGGTCGTGGTAATCAAAGCTCAGTTTCGGTCAATGTAAACAGTGAGACTCCAGCATCGAACCAAATTGGTGTTTTTGCTGGTACGGCGAGTTTCAACCCGGCATCAACACGCCTCGCCTTCTACAGCATAGGCGAAGCCTTGGACCTCGCCCTGCTGGATGCCCGAGTGACCGCGCTGATCAACGCCATTCAGGCGGAAATCCCCGCTTTCGACTTCCTCAACCCCGCCAACTTGGGCCAGCCCGTTGGCGGGGGATATTTCGGCGGCCTGATCAGCCATACGGCTGACGGCAACCCGACCCATGCGCTCATCGTGGCTCCAGCCGCGACCGGTGCGACGGGCACTGGCTACACGTTGACCACCAACCTGGCGTGGAAGACCACGGACACATCAACGGCAGGCACCACCAGTTTGTTTGATGGCGTGGCCAATACGGCTGCGATGGTTGCGGCCGGGATAGCAAATCATCCCGCCGCACAGTTCTGCACTGGGCTGACTATCGGAGGATTCAACGATTGGTATCTACCCAGCCAACTCGAAAACGATATCGTTTATTTCAACCTCAAGCCCACAACTACCTCTAACGCTACTGGCACGGGCACCAACGCCTATGCGGTGCCACCGCGCACGGTAAATTTCACGGCGGGGAATCCTGCTCAAACTACGGTGGCAGCATTCCAGGCTGGTGGCGCGGAGGCATTCGCAGCCGCCAACCACTGGTCATCCAACGAGGTAACCGCAGCAAATGGCAGGCGGCTTACCTATAACAACGGTGCGATTAGCGCGGCGGCCAAGAGCACACTTAACCCCGTGCGCGCTTTCAGGCGCATTGCCTTATGAGCAGCATCCGCGAACAGATCCTCGAACGCATCAAAACCGTGACCCTTCCTGGCACGGTGCAGGTTGGCAATCGGATTTTCCGCAGCCGCGCGCAGGCGTATAGCAAGAACGAAGCCCCAGCGATCAACATTTCCCCTGGCGAGGACAACCCGGTGAACGCCCCGCGCACGACCGGCGCCAGCCTGGGCAGGCTCGATCAGGCGCTGCCGGTGCTGGTTGAAATCTACGTGCGCGGCGACGTGCCCGACCAGCTGGCCGATCCCATCGGCGTTGACGTGCACGCCCGGATGATGGCCGATCGCACCATGGGCGGCCTGGCGCACGACGTGCAGCCCGATGGCTGGCGGCCTGAGTGGGATCAGGCGGATGGTTCCGCCGGATGGATACAGCACCGGTTCCTGATCAGGTATCGCACCCGAGACGACGCGATCGATCAGTTGCCCTGAGCCGGACTCCGTAGCCTGAGGCCAGGACGCTCAGCCCCCCACCTATGGCGGAACAATTCGAGCACCACGGCGAGTCTGGCGAGTATGTGATGCTCCCCAGCGGCCAGATGGTGCCTGCTGCTGACTACCAGTCGCCCAAGCCGCCTGAGCCCACCAAGCCCCAACCCAGCAAGGCCAAGGACTGATGACTGCTCTCCTGATCCGTAATTCGTTCTTGCTGGCCAAGACGGAAACCGCTTACGGCACCCTGGCCAGCGCGATCGGCGCCACCGATGCAGTGAAGATCACCTCGCTGGAGGTGAGCCCGCTAACCGGCACCCGAGTAGAGCGCAACCTGATCAAAGGATTCCTTGGCGCCGACCGTCAGCCGCTCACCAACGAGCACGTCGCCGTTACGGTGACATTCGAGTGGGGCGGCTCCGGCGTCGCTGCCACCGCACCCCGGTTCTCTCCGCTGCTGCTGGCAGCCGGCATGAATCTGGCCGCATCGGCCGAGATCACCGGCACGGCCACTGCAGGCGGCGCCAACACCATCACCCTGGCGGACCTGGGCGGCAGCAACCCGGCGACTGACGCCTACGTGGGTTTCCCTATCGAGATCACCAGCGGCGCCAATGCCGGCAACAAGGGCGTGATCGTGGCCCACAACGGCACCACTCGAGAAGTGACGGTGGTGGCGTCCACGGCATCGTTCACCGGCGGCGCGGTGAACTACAAGATCCCCGCGCTGTCGCTGTACCAGCCGATTAGCACTTTCGGCAATGGCAGCAGCTGCACGCTGGTGGCGGTGAAGGATCAGAACGTGCACCGCATCGAAGGCTTCCGCGGCTCCCCGGCGCTCAACTCGCCGCTGAACAGCTACGGCACCTTCACGATCGCCGGCATCGGCAAGTACGTCACCCCAACCGCCAAAAGCTCTGAGAGCTTCACCTACGGCAACCAGGCCGAGCCGGTGCCCGTCACCCCGCGTCACACCAAGGCGCTGCGGTTCCAGGGCTACGGGCCATGCACTGAGGGCTTCACGTTCGACTGGGGCCTCAATACCTCGTTCCGTTCGCTGATCAACTGCGAGCCTCACGCCCGTATCACCGATCGCCCGAACCCCAATGGAACGCTGACGATTGAAAATCCGCCGGTTGCGACCAAGGACTACTTCTCTGCTGCCGCTGACAACAGCGGCGCCAGCGATGGCCCGTTCGTGGTGCAGCAGGGTACGGTAGCAACGGAAAGCTCCATTTTCTTCTGCCCGAAGGCTGCAATCAGCGGCGATCTGTCGTTCAGCGATTCCGACGGAATCGACATGTTGCAGATCCCGTTTACTGCGCTGCCCAAGACGCAGAACGACGAAACCCGCCTGATCTTCTTCTGATTCGCCATGTTCGTACTCGACCAGTCTGATTCCTACCTGTGGCCGGTGAAAATCGAGCTGCCTGACAACGGGCGGAAAAAGGTCTTCACCTTCGATGCCGAGTTCAAGCGGCTGCCGCAGGCCGAGGTTGAGGAGCTGCGCCAGCGGCACCTGAACAACCTGTCACGGCTGAAGCGGGCCCTGTCCGCTGCTGACGGCTACGGCGCCAATGGCGATGAGGAGCTGAGCGGCATCAGCGAGATGGGTGACGAAACCCGCGAGATCTGCGACCTGGTGCTCTGTGGCTGGGCCAAGGTGGCCGACGCCAAGGGCGAAGAGGTGGAGTTCAGTGAGGCCACTAAGCGGCAAATGTACCGAGTGCAGGGTGCGCCGGCTGCGATCCTCGACGCATGGTTCGACAGTCTGGGCGAGCCTTCTGAGAAGGCCGCCGCGAAGGCCGGAGGGTTCCGGGCAAAAAACTCATAGACGCGGCGCGGTTCCTCGCCGCTGCCGCGAAGGGCGACCCAGCCGACGATGGCAAGGATGCGGCTGATGCTGCGGCGGTGTTCGGTTTGGCGGTGCCTGAGGTAGAGCGGCGGCCGGAGACCTTCGGCCTGCTGGCAGAGAACGTCGAGGCGATCGGGTGGTTTATGAAGCTCCAGACCCAGTGGCGGATGGGGATGAATGGCCCTGTGGGGCTGGACTATCAGGTGTTCTTCCTGTGGGCCAAGGATGAGGGCGTGAGGCGCAGCGATCGGCTGTGGCTGCTGGAGGATCTGCGGTTGGTGGAGCGGGAGTTCTTGGGGGTGATGAGGGCGGATCCGTAGGGGAGGGGTGCGGGATGGGTTCCGGTGCGGTAGGGTGTGCAATGCCCGCTCACGCCATGAGCCATGAAAAAAACGATCAGTCTGTTCCAACGCAATTACGGAGGCGATCACCTTGTCCGGGATCAACTTGTACCAGGTGCCGAATGGGTGGCCAACGGCGAAGGTGTCGCCACCCGTAAGCTAGATGGCACGTGCTGCCTGTGGCGCAATGGCCACCTGTGGAAGCGCTACGAGCTGAAAAAGGGTAAAACCCCGCCGATTGGTTTTGAGCCCGCGCAGGATCCTGACCCCGTGACGGGCAAGGTGCCCGGATGGGTGCCCGTAGGGCAAGGGCCAGAAGATATTTATTACCGTGAAGCCTTGGAACGGTTTTCAAGCCCCGATGAGGGCGGTACTTATGAGCTTTGTGGCCCAAAGGTGCAAAAAAACCCGGAAAAGTATGCGGCTCACGTTTTAATTCGTCACGGCAGTATTCAAGAAAAGGATTGCCCGCGTACGTTTGGCGAATTGCGCGAGTACCTGCGTGATCGCGACATTGAAGGCATCGTTTGGCATCACTCGGATGGTCGAATGGTTAAAATCAAAGGCAAGGATTTTGGCCTTCGGCGGCCCGATTGACTCCTAACCCCACTCGCCCCGGCCACCACCGGGGCTTTCTGCTGGCCGCCGTCCGTAGCAGGGGAGGGGTGCGAAATGGGTTCCGGTGCGGTAGGGTGTGTGGCAGGTGCCCGCATGGGGCGCCGTTGCTACCCACTCACCATGACCACTCCTCAGCTCATAACCGTGTCAGAAGCCCAGCAAATAGCCAGGGAAATGGCCAATAGCTTAATTGCTGACATGGAAGTCAAAGTTACTCTGCTGCAAGAATTTGCTGCAGCGATGAAGGCCGAATTGCAGCTAATCCGATGCAAGAATTTGCTGCAGCGATGAAGGCCGAATTGCAGCTAATCCGATTAGACAACACTTCCCGCATGGTCCTAGTCCGCACCCTGCTGGCCCAGGGGCTGGAGCAGCTCGAAGACCACTGATCATCCATCACACCCACTCGCCATGACAACCCATCTTCTCGACTCCCTGGCGGCCGACCTAGCCGCGCTAGAGATGCTCACCGCTGCCATTAAACTCAAGGTGGAGGCGCTGCAAGCACCCGAGCCGGCTGCACCAGCTGTGCCGGTAACGGCCAAGCGGATGCCAAAGGATGTGATCACCGACGTGATTGTCACTCAACTCCCCCGATTCCTTGCGTCTCGCAACAAATACCGCGTAAACGAGTTCCGCGAACATTGCAAGCCATTCTTGCCAATCGGGGCGGCCGATATTGAATGTGACTGTGACGGCTGCCCTAAATGGTTTAGCCGATTTACCTATTCTCACAATCAAGTCGTAAAACGCAGAGGTTTTACGTCTGACAATATGGGCGGCTGGACTGTGCCGGCGGGAGGGAGGTGATGGGTAAAGATAAGTCTCCGCATACGCTTGGCTTCCCTGATGAATACAAAAGGGACATGGAGCGAGCTGCGGCGTTGTTGAATAAAAAAGACTGGGCCGCTGCTGTCGGGACAGGAATGACACTGGTGCATCATTACTCTGAAGCGTATGTTAAAGGCGAAACTGCAGTCGTGTTCTGCACCCCAGAACTCGAAGCCTCCATCAAAAACAACCCAGCATTCTTTGAGGCCCTATGCCAAGAAGGCGTGATCGAATGGCTGACGCCGTTCGTGCTGGGTAAGGCCACCCCACCACCCGAGGAAAACCAATGAAAGACAAGTTGTATGTTTTTCTGAAAAAGCGTCTAAATCTCTTGATGTTTTTAGTTATTGCGACGCCTGTTTTCGGCGTAACTGGTACGGTAACAAAAAATGAACTTTTGACTCAAACAGCGGCTGTTGTGATGGTGCTTTTGTGTATTACATCAGTCCTTTTTGATATTGAGTCAAGCCGTCGATCCTACGCAAAGGCCCGACAACGCTTGCAAGACCAGCGCGACAGCGCCTCTCCTGACTGGGATGGTCAAGTGCGATTCCCGCAAGACATTGAGCCTCGCCTGAGGCTGCTACAGGCTCGGATAGAACAGGACCGGCAAGAGGTAAACGACCTTTGCAAACTCAGCAGCCGCATCGCCGAATCGGAGGAAGACTAGCCATGACATCTCAGCAAATAAAGCTGCTAGAAAAAGCCTTTTCAGCTGAAATTGAAGCAGCGGTTAGCAAATCGCAGTTACCGATCGTCCAGGCCAAAGCGGCCTGCGCCGACGAGTTGGTCGCGGAAGGAATGATAGAAAAAGTGTGCATCAGGCTAGGAGGCTCTTTTCCGGTGACAGTGGAAGGCTATTCTTTAACTGATTACGGTCGGCTGGTTTACTGTCAAACTGTAGGCGATTCCTAACCCACTCGCCTCGGCCACCACTCCACCTGAAAAAAACTAGCTATGTCAAACTCTCAATTCGCTGCAATTCTTCTTTTTTTTCTTGCTGTAACTCTGCAATTCTTCTTTTTTTTCTTGCTGTAACTCTGCCTATTGCGCTGTTTTTTATGCCTAGTCCTGATGCCATGGGCGCCGTTGTTCTTGGGTACTTGGCAGCCGGATGCGGTATCGCAGCTGTTTTGTTGGCAAACTAACCCCACTCGCCCCGGCCACCACCGGGGCTTTCTGCTGGCCGCCGTCCGT